ACATTTATCCATATGCCATCTTTTCATTGGTATGATTCCGCCTATTTTACTGCAATGAGGACATTGAACAATAGGAAAATGCTTACCTTTTGTAGATGGTTTATTAAGACCCATTTGACGCATACGTTCTCTGGTAAACTCTGATACTTTATGACCTTTTAAACTTTTTGATAATTTAGCTCTATGTTCGTCAGTAAAGACTCTTCCAGTATTAGCTTTTTTAACAGCTTCAATAACTTGTGGTAAGCAAGATAATCCTTTATTCCATCTGGTAATTGGTGGCTTACCACCGCCTTCAATTATATTCCATCCTATGTTTGCTGCAGATCTCAATGTTTTTTCAATAATTAAGCAATATGCTTCATCAGCAACCAGTATGACTTCTTTAATAATATTATCCCATCCATACTTAGTAATAGCATTTCTTAAATGGGCATTATATTTTTTGCTCTTATGGTTTCTTAACCTAGCATTTAGATTGTTTGTAATACCAATATAACCTTGGGTAAACATATCTGTATGGTCTGGATGATGCAACCAATAAACTGATGTACTCACAGCACAACCCATTTGCTTCCGCTGGGGATAGTTATTGCCACAGAAGAATTTATCGTAAGTGGGCCGACTGACATTGCCGAAGACCCTGCTGTTATCGTATAACTTGTTGTCACTGTTCTTGTATTTTCATAAAGAGGTACAGTAGGTGCTAACACTGTGACGTTAGAACTTGTACCTATCATTGTATTTTGTACGGTTGTTAATGCCATGATTTATCCTTATGCTGTAAATGTACCTGAAGCTGTAAATGTATGATATGTGTATCCACCGCTTGAAGTGACTGTACCACCTGTGCCTCGTTGAGCACCAGTGTAGCGAATAATAACTATACCTGATCCTCCTGCACCGCCTGTTGCATCACGAGCTCCTCCGCCTCCTCCGCCTCTATTAGTTGTTCCAGCCGTTCCACCGATAGAGTCAGCTCCACCAGCTCCCCCACCTCCAGCTCCTCCAGCACCTGGCGTTCCACCACCTGAACCTCCACCTCCACCACCGCCACCAGCATATGCTGTTCCGTCTAACCATGTGGAGCCTGCTCCACCAGCACCACCAACACTATTGCTTGGGTTTGATGCACCAGCAGCACTTGCACCACCACCACCAGCAGCAGCCCAAGGACCACCACCTGATGTTACAGAACCACCAGAATTACCTTGACCTGAAGTGCCAGAACCACCAGAGCCATTAGCTGTTACGCCTTGACCGTTAGACCCTCCACCACCAGAGCCGCCACTAGCCCCATTAATAAAGGATGGGCTTGTATTACCTTCGGAAAACTGACCACCACCACCTCCACCTATAGATGTTGATGAGAATGCAGAAGAATTTGAACCATTTGAGCCACGTTGAGTATTTGCAATACCAGCAGCACCACCAGCACCAACAACAATTGAATAATTTGTCGTGATTGAAACTGAAATTGAACTTGATAAATAACCTCCAGCTCCGCCAGCGCCAGCATGCCTAGAACCACCACCACCACCACCAGCAACAACAAGATATTCAACGAAATATGAAGCTGTTTGATCACCTACAACAACCCAAGCAGTTCCTGTATAAACTTCCATGACACCTAATGTAGTATTCCACCCCATCTGCCCTGTTAAAGGCGAAGCTGGACGAGTTCCTGTAGTCCACGTAGAAACTGATGTTCCTCCGTTAGAACCTAGTGCTGATAGATTGACTGCGTTTGTCATGTATTATCCTAAAGTTACTTCTTTCCAATTAGTTGTAGCTTCATCCCAGTTATATAGTTTACCATCATCTGGCATTGCAACGGGCGCTTCCCATAACCATGTATCTTCGTTTAAGTTCCAAGAATTGTATGGTTTAGGGGCTATGAATACATCGTTAATTGCATCGTAAGAAAAACCAACTCCAGCGTAATTTCCACGTAAAGGTCTGCCTTCTGGGTGTTGATTACCATGCGTATTATAGCTTGTTTGAATCCAAGTACCAGGACTTGAATCTACGAATGTATCAAAAAATTCTGGTTCAGCCACGATGACCTGTGTAACTTTACCGTCTACTACTTTTGCAAAATGACTCATTGTTTTCTCCTTATTCGTCTGCTGGAAGCGGAACTCCGCCTTCGTCTAACCATTTTAAATATTGTTGGTAATCTGTGTTAGCTGGGTCAAATGGGATAAAAGCGTTGTCTTCCAATCTGCATACAACTTTAATTTCATTTGTAATATTGTTTTTAATTAATTTATACATAATTATAACTCCGCTGAAGCAGACCATGCTTGAAATATATATCCACCATTAGTGGTTGAATTAGCTGCTTTGTAAAACCTAAAACCATCTGCTCCAAGCCAATCTGCTGTAGGAGCTGATGATGCAAAACCATTAACACCCCATTGAGTTCCCCATGTAAGAGTAGGTGCTGCCCTCATAGCAACTTGTAATGTTTTACTTCCAAAATAATTAACTGCATTAGTTACATTGCCAGATAATATGGCTGAATTACCAATATCAATAAGTTGTGCTTGAAAATACCTCTGACACAATGCTAACTCCGTACCATAAGGTATCCACTCAAAAGGCGTGGCTGTTGTGTTTCGTTCTAGTTGAACGCCTGTGACTGCAATTGTTGCTCCTAAAGTACCTATCCAATTAACTGTGCCAGATGTTCTCTGTTTCCATCCAGCTTGCCAAGCGTTTGCTGTTCCATTAAGGTCTGAACCTGATCCAAGGTCAAAACCTAAACGAATGCCATTAGAGTTATTTGTAAGCCAAGTGCCTGTTGTATCACCAGGAATAGTGATTGTTTTATATTCCCAGGTGTTTGTTGCGCTTACAGTAAATGTTGCTACATAAGACCTAGATTCGGCACCGTTAATTGCAAAAGCAGAATAAGTCCCTGCAATTGATGCTTTTACCCAAAACGATAAAGTAACTGTCCGTGCGTTTGCTGTTCCCCACCCTAAGTCAGCAATGTTAAAACCCTCAACAATTTGACGAATAAATAAATATTGACTTGAACTTGGTGTTGCAACAGTTGAAACTGTAAGCCTTAATGAGTTTACAAAATTAGCTGGAGCATCGGATACTTGTTGACAAGCTATTACAGCCGAAGAACCTCCAACATTCACATTAAATCTATCGGTAACATACGGAGCTGTTACGGAGTTAGCATTAACACTAGCCCCCGCATTTCTCTGATCAATCACCATGTCCCCATTAATGATTCTGTTCTTTAATCCAAAAGGGCTAGCCGCTGCAGCTTGATTAGAACTGTCAGAAAAAGTAAGTCCAGCACTAGAGTCTAGTGTTGTTGATCCTGAGGTTCCTGTAAGTATGAGTGGCATTATTTATCCAGTGTTTTTATACGAGCATTTTGTTCTGCTGCAGTTTTGATAGGTGCTGCTAAAACAATATCTTCTTTAGTACCAGATAAAGTTCCACCTGCAGCTGTGATTCTTTCTACTTCTGCAGCTACAATTTCTTCTATAGCAATACGACAACGATTATGAACTGCATTATCAATCCATTCTTGTTGCGATAATGCTACGAAGCCTAGTGCTTTATCTTCAGCATCTGAAAGTGTAATTGTGTAAGTTGCCATAATTTATCCTATTAAAAATCCATTAAATTGACTGCCTTGATCTGAACCGCCATTTAAATGCACTGTTCCTGTTGGGTTTGTCATATCAATATAATCCCCAGCATTTAAATATTTAATAACCGCAATACAGTTTTGATTGTATGTTCCGTTTGAACCGTAAAACTCTATACGGTCTGACAATGATCCGTTTACTCTAAAGTTAAGAAACACAAATGTGTTTGGTGGAGCAAATGCAAGTGCAGAAAAATAATACACTCCAGATACAGGAGCAGTAAATCTATTTGTTGCTGTGCTATAGTTATTACCAATATTAAAATCTACTGTTTGAAATGATAATGTTGAACCAGCGGAGTAGTTAGCAGAACCAGTTTGTCTTGCTCTAAACGCTGGCTGATATGGCTTAGTAACTATTCCACTAGAATTAATGCGCATAGCCTCTACACCACCTTCAGAGAAAGCAATCGTATCTGCTGCTGGGAAGAACATGCCTGTATTAGTGTCACCTGTTGTAGTGATAGCTGGAGCTGCTGCTGTGCCTGCTGCAAAGGTTGAAACTCCACTAATAGTAGGACTTGTTAAAGTTTGTCCAGATGCTGTAGTAACTAATGTGCCGTTAGCTGTAGGCAATGTTAACGTAGTAGTACCTGATACTGCTGGGGCAGTTAAGGTTACGGTTCCTGAGGTATCTCCTGCGACTACTATGCTTGCCATATTATTTAGTCTCCAATGTTTCTATACGAGCTTTTAGGTCGTTGATGATGGTTTGTTGTTCTTTAATAGCTTCAGTAAGTAATGCTACAAGAGATGGATATTCAACCCCATACGCTGATGCCCAGCCGTTTTCATTTGGCGTATCGGCTTCTTCATAAAATTTTACTGCTTCTGGAATAATATCAATACATTCTTGAGCTATAAATCCAAATTGTTTTTTGTCTTTGCGTTCTGGGTCTAAGTCGCCTTCTGAATTAATAATACAGAACTTCTTGCCATTAAGTTTTAAAACTGTATCAAGTGCGTTTTGAATTGGTTCAATAGCTGTTTTCCTTCGAGCATCAGAACCTTGAATGAGTGTTCCGTCAATACGCAAGTTTACAGATATATCGCCTCCGCTAATTCCGTTAATACCGTGAATTCTAAACTCGCCTTGAGGGCCTGCTGATGTATCATTCCGTACAGAAATTGAAGGGTAATTATCCCATTGTCTATCGTATCCAGTTTTTTGTTGGTTTAAATTTAATCTTTCCATCCATATATATGAACCTGACATTCCTGCTACACTAGTATCGACCCAAATTGTAGAAGACGTTCCATTGTCACCGTTATATATTACCAAATCTCCGCCATTACGCATCGCTAATTGTGCACCGCCACCGCCACCATAAAGGTTTACAGTTCCACTAGATTCTATACGCATACGTTCTGTGTCTGCTGTTTTAAAAATCATATTTGCTGATTCATAATTCACAAACAGAGCATCAGAACTGCTCATTTCAACCAACAACCCGTCATTACTACCTGTTCCTGTTGAACTGTTTTGAATACGCAATGATGGGAAAGTGCTGTTATAAATTCTTCCAGTTCCGTTTTGCACATCTAACTTATATCCAGGACTCGTAGTACCAATCCCTACATTACCACTAGAGTCTATACGCATACGTTCTGTATCTGTGGTTTTAAATACAAATGCTTGAGAACCAACAGTTCCAACCCATCCACCATTTGACTCATTACCAAGAATAGTTGTACCTGAATTTCCTACAACAGTAATATATGGAGAAAGCGTTGTTCCAACAAAAGTAGCTTGAGGAGAAACCCCAGCATTTGCTACATGGAATTTAGCACTAGGACTCGTAGTACCAATCCCTACATTCTGTGATGTATCTATAGTAACTGCTGTGGTACCTGCTGTTTGAAGTTGCAATTGGCCACTAGAATCTCCAGTAGAGACTATGCCTCCAAATCCAGAATTACTTGCGTTTATTTGAGATGCCAATTTTTATCCTTAAATAACTATGTATCTACTGCCCGCTGAGACAGTAACGGTTACACCACTTGCTGCAGTTACAGGGCCTGTACTCATGGCATTACTGCCGACAGGAATTGTATAAGAAGCAGAGATGGTTTGGTTATTGATGATTATACCATTAGTTGCATTAATTACAGCCCCAGTTCCTGTAGTCGTTGTAGGCAAAGCTAAATAACGGCATGAAATATTGTCAGTGCCTGCTGGAGGTGCTGTTGAGAATGTTAAGGTAGTTCCTGATACTGTGTATGTGCTTGGGTCTTGAACTACACCTGATATAGCTATAATGACTGATGCTGAGTTAGCTGGTGTTACAGACATGGTATATACTGTTTGAGATCCTGTACCGTTAAAGTCTTCTGCTGTAATCACGGCTGCTGTGTTAACCGCACCAAACGCTACGACTTCAATCACATCTCCTGCATTAGCACCTGTAGCTAAAACAATCGTAGTACCGTTAGATGCTGTATAGTCAGCAATCGCTAATTTAACACCGTTTCTATAAACTTCTACTAAGCCTACTACATAGGTCACTGTAAATGTTGTTTGGCTTGCTGTAGCAGTAAAGTTTGTGACTACAAATGAAACACCAGTAGATGTATTATTAATCCATGTAGGAATACCTGAAGCTAAACTAAGTATTTGTCCGTTTGTACCTGCTGGTAATTTAGCTAATGTGTTTGTAGCTGATGAATAAATAATATCACCAGTCGTGTAAGAAGTTAGTCCTGTACCACCTGATGTAGCACCTAATGTGCCTGCTAATGTAACAGCACCTGATGTGGCTGTACTTGGTGTAAGTCCGTTAAGTGAAGTTTGGAACGTTGTAACTGCTGAGCCTGATAAAGAACCCCATGTTGGAGCTGATCCTGTATTACCTACTAATACTTGCCCTGTAGTTCCAGCTGCTGTTACACCTAATGCAGATGTGCCATTACCATATACAATACCGTTAGCTGTAAATGAAGTAACGTTTGTACCACCTGCTGCTACGGGTAATGTACCTGCTGTTAAAGCTGAACTTGATGTTGAATATAATGCGTAGTTAGCTGCAGAGAAAGAAGTTAACCCTGTGCCACCATATGCAGTACCTATTGTGCCACCATTCCATGTACCGCCTGTAATGACAGAAGTGCCGAGGTTAAAAGCGTTCGTACCAAACGTAACGCCTTCTGGAAGATAAGCGTGTAAATCCCATGTACCACCAACAGTAGCGTTAACAGTTAAAAATACTGCTCCAGCTCCACCAGAAGGGATCGTGCCAATAGCTCCAGTAGCATAATCTTGAAGCGTTAGGGTTCCAGTCGCCATGTTATTAAACAGAAATGCCACACCAGTAGACAGAGTGGTAGCATCAGGCATTGTGTATGTTTGGTTACCAGTACCAGAAAGCGTGTGAATATAACTTGATGCTGTTGTTAATGCAGTAACACCGCCAGCGGCTGATGTATTTGTATTAGATTGATTAAGCCTGTTTACAGCTACGTTTTGATTAGCATCTCTTAACATTACAGAGTTAGCGCCAGATGATGTAGTGACACCTGTTCCGCCATAAGCTACACCTATAGTAGAACCATTCCATGTACCAGAACTAATAGTGCCTAATGCACTGACATTACTTGAACTATCTAGGTTAACTGATTTACTTGAGGGGTATGTAACAAATACATTGACTACACCAGAGAATGTAACCGCAGTATTAGAATTGCTTGAAGATAGAATTGTGTTACGAGTTAATGTAGGCCCAGTCGTTGAATAAGTACCAATACCTACTTCCCAGTTACCTGACGCATCTGTCGCAGAATAATAGGTTGTGTTTCCGTTACCAATAACGGCAAAGGATTGGAACCCAGTAACTGAAGCTGTTAGGGTAAAGCTGACTGTGGTGTTAGCCGTACCCTGCTGCTGGACACGATCATTTAACGCAAGAGCCATTTAAGCTCCTTAACTAGTAGCTGTTGTAGAGTATGTAACGCTTACTGTATCGCCAGCTGTTGTAACTTTAGCTGTTGTAAATGCACCTGCTGAATACAATGTACCACCAGTATTACTTTGTGCAGATGATGCTCCTGAACCTGTTACCAAGAAACATCCGCCTACTGTACCGCCAGCACCTGTAATAGTGTAAGTAATAGCAGCTGCTGCTGAAGTTGTAACGTTTGATGGTGTTGATCCAGCTGATGTTGCTGATGCAAACACTGCTGTACCACGAACTGCTGAGCCACCAACGGTGTAGTTAGTAAATTCTGTCCAGCCAGCATGTGACGTTTGTGTGTCTGATCCTGTGCCAAACGTTGG